ATATATGAAATCATACCTGGTATAATAAATCCTTGTTTTGGCAAATATTGCAAACAATACTTTGTTAATGACCTTGATCCGATATCATGATCTTTGGGTACGTATTTTAAAGCACTCAAAGGAAAAGTCAGATTTTGAGTCGGTCTATTTTCTGGTGCAATTTTCTTGTATTCTGGGTCTTTCAAAGGCAGAATCACTGCCCCACATAATTCCCAATCTTTACAGTATTTGACAACACGAGCTAAATAACACTCCTTACTTAGTACGGCAGCACCAATGGATCTTTTGAATAGAACAATCTCATCTTTACCAAACACTAAATGGGATGGGAACACAATATAACGACCAACACCAATTCCAAACAGAGCTGAACCTTCACACTCCACACTGAATACCTGGACATTAAGTTCATCTCTAATTCGCTTCAAGATCGCATTTGCATTAGGATCTACTGCACTTTCATACTTTGCATCTTTGAGAAGAGCCTCAGTACCCTCAAATGTGCCTGCACTAGCTGTCGGAAATTTAACTTGTACGTTCTCTCCTTCATCGAAATCCAGTGTTTTAGTAATGTCAATCACATCGACTCCTTCAACGCAAGAAGGTACATAGTCTTCTTCACCAAAAGAGTCATCACTAGCTGAGATGTCTATACCATGGGTTAATTGTTCAAACATCTTTGTAGCTTCATATGTACGTACTGTTCGATTTTCTCGTTTGCTTTGTTTTGTTCCTGAATCTTCAACTTCATACCGTCTAACGGTACGATTTGTGCGTTTCTTTTGCTGTGACCCAGAATCTTCAGCTTCATACCGTCTAACGGTACGATTTGTGCGTTTCTTTTGCTGTGATCCAGAATCTTCATTTTCATATTTACGAGTGTTTCGATTTGTACGTTCTTGCTCTGGTTTTTCTGATCCCTCACCTTCATATTCGTCATCTGTGCTATCATCATCTCGTTTCTTATAACTTGTGACAGTTTTTGGTCTTCGTCCAAGATGTTGATCATATGGGTTACTATATTCATATGAACCTTCAAAGCAGATATATTTAGTACAGCGTCCATGTTGTTCTACCAGCAATTTTAACTCCTCAGATAGATATTTCTCTGGTAAATAAATCTCACTAGCTTCAACTCTGTCTAAACATAAAGAGAAAGCAGCAGGATCTATTTGCTTATTCCTTAAACACGCAAAGAAAATCATATTAACTCCTTTGTACACAAAAGACTTCACGGTACCAAAAACAATTGGCTTACCTACACTGAGATAACTCAAATTTCCAAAAGATGTATTATTTTGATCGACAAACACAACAGTTCCATCATTAATCTGAGAATATATCTTCCTTTTCTTAAAAATAACTTTTGAACTTTCAAATTCTCCTGTGAACATCTTTTTCTCTTCCGGATATTTATTCCAGATTGGATCGATGAACCATGTCTTTGTTTTCTTGACAAGGAAAGACACTATCTTGTATATAACCCAAAGAATAAAAGCCACAACAGCTTTTGCCACCAAAGAATAAAAGAAGGCTGTACAATCAACGTTCGATGATCTTGCTGGATCTTCTCCTGTTTTAATCACTGTATGCAAACGCATAAAATTAATAACTAT